TCCGTTCGGACGTTGGTTTCAGAATCGGGCCTGCAAACAGCAATATTGCCGAGATACAGGCAATCGGGTCTGGCGGGGGCAGTTCCAGATTAAGTATTTACACAGGCAGTGGCGGGTTAAGGGAGAATTTAAGGATTGAAAACAACTCGGTCCATCTTGACCCGTTAGGCCTTAGTTCAGTGTTGGTAGGATCGCCGCTCAGGCTGGCCCAACGGGGGGCAGACCCCACATCAGAATTAGGGTTAACTGGCGGTTCAATGTTTTACGACAGTGCCGATGGTCAGTTCCGGGGTTTTAGGGATGGAAGCTGGCGGAACTTCCTGATGGAGGGCGATCCAAGTTTATCGGTAGTGGAGATCAGCCGGGCAGCATTCGATGTGCTTGTCAGCAAGGACAGCCTACAACATGGGACTACTTACCGGATCACGGACAACGACCTGTATGTAACAGCGCTGGATGGCCGCACTGTTGAACCACAGTCGCTTCGGGGCATGTGGGTTCCTGCAACTTATGCAATAACGCAGGACGCAAATGGTAACAACTGGCTTGGTGTATGGAAGCCTGACCTTTCGCCTGCAACGGGCGACCTGGTTATCTGGGGCGCACAGGTATGGGAAAATATATCGGGCGGTGTTGGCTTCAATATAGATGATTATAGCTTGAATCCTGAAGACTGGCAGCTTATCCCGAAAGGGTCATCTGCAGCATACGTAAAAAAATATTTTACCTGCATTTATGACTTCACCCACAACTGGGTTGCAAAACAGTGGGATGATAAAGGCAACGTGATCGGAATGGATTACGGTATGGCGCAGATGTTCGGGTTGGACCAATACAATCCTTGCGAATACACTGATTGGAACGCAGGTACAAAAGAGGGCTTCCACTTTTATAACAACACGGCCTTCTTTATCCTCAACAATGCCAACAACGATGGCATTTACAGCAATTCGGGTGGGTGGATCAAGAACAACAGAATCCAGAGCGTGATTGCCGACAACATATCGGCTTATGGCATTACGGAGAACGGCAGCAATGTGTTGGTGATCCAGCAGAATACCGTATCTGAAATCTCATTTAACAACAACGGCGGGCAGATCACACAGAACATCATTACCGGCGCAGTGGCCTTCAATGAGAACAATGGAGACGTGGTATGGAACATGAACAGTGGAGATATTGTCAGCAACACAAATGGAGGCAGGATTGCCTTCAACCGCAATGCGGGTCATATTTCAGGTAACAGCAATGCGGATGACATTGAGGCCAACAACAACAACGGCGATATCGCCAATAATTCCGTGCAGGGTTCGATCCGGCACAACGGGAATAATGGGATTATAATGGGCAACTTCAGCGCAGTGCCGGTGAATATTTACAAAAACAGAAACAACGGTGACATTGGTGGTGCGGCAGTAGAAAGAACCGCAGACCTGACGGATGAAGTCCTGAATAAGTAGTGAGTTTTTGAACCTATATACCCTATGATGAGAAAAAACCTGTTAGGAAGGCTTTGGGCCTTATTTGCAAGTATTGTTCTTTTGATTTCGTCGGCAGGTGCGCAGACCTGTTACACAGCAAATGGTGAAACATCAACTGAGCCGCCCGCCGGATGGGTGATGTCACCCACATTTTCAGTAAGCACCACAACACCGCTGGCTGGTGCGAAGTCTTATGTCAGCCGAGGTTTCCGGGTTGGCACTGCTTACAACATCCTTTCGCCGGTGTTTTATTCGGTGCTTGATTACACCAACTTCGCATCTGTGGAGTTCAGGTATCGGGTGAGCCAGACATACGTTGTTACCAGCAGCGCATATACCGTTGTGTTGAAGGTGCAGAATATTTCTGATGGCACAACCGTTGAACTAAAAAGAGTTACCGGAACTGCCCCCGCCAGACCCGATTGCCTGTATCTCGGCAATATTGCTGTTTGCAGGCCCGATTCTGAAACCAACGTCCGAACGGATCACATCACTGGTCCAAAGCCCTCCTGACTGCGCAACTGCTGCCTGGTTCCAGATATAATGCCCACTACCCGCCGACGGTGCAAATTCTACTGGCTTGTTCAAAATGCCTGCCCAGCTCACGACATGGGATGATTCAATCCATCTCTGCTGCACTACGCTCCAGACCCACAAACGGTCACCTGCCATCGCAATTCCCGGCTCGTGCCTGTTAAAATCATTGTGTGAAAACGTGTCCTTGGGGATCAGTAGCTCCATAGCAGCCTTCAGGCGCTTGTATTCATACCCATAGGCATTCACCTGCTGCAACGGCTGCGCATAGGCTTGCAGCCCCGCCAGCACCAGCAGGAAAAGGAATATTCTGTTCTTCATAAGGATTGGATTTCTATCTATTGCGTCATCTTGCTGAAAAGAAAAAAGATCGTTTCGCCCTGCGACAAGCTTTTGCCATTGCGCAAAGTCAGCGTGCCACTGGACTTGTTCCAGCTGTAGTCTGTTTTCTTCATGGGCTGGATGTCCTTAATGATCATGATGATATCCCATCCGATCCATTCTGTCAGCACTAATGCTGTTTCACCCTCATTTGCCGCCGTGTACGAATCCGATTTCGAAATCTGGTACATATGTGCCTCGCTAGTTCCTATGCCACTGTTTCCTGCCGAGGGAATACCCACCGCCTGTGACGTCGCATACCGGTTTGCGATCAGGTTCAACACCTGTTCACCATCTGTCTGCTGCACACCATGAGGGCTATATAGGGTCGCAAGCTTTACCTGCTTTAACCCGGCTGCGATCATCTGATCCACCACCAACTCGCTGTTGAACGTAAACTCCTGGCCGCTCACCGGATCATCGTCGATGCTCCCATGACCGCTATCCTGCACCAGCCGGAAAAGAAAGTCAAGGCTGCCGTATGTGTTCAGGCAAACGTCCAGAACACTTTGCCCATTGATAGCTTTATACGTCTGCAACATTGGGATAGATTGTGATTCTCCCGGTTCTTTCATCCATCACGATCTCCGGGTTATTGGCCGTGTAACCATCCGATTTTAGCTGCAGTTTTACTGCCCTTGCCAAATCCTGAAGGATTCCTGCCGAGCCGACGTATGCCCTTACCCCCACACCATCTGCAGGGTACTGCTTCCACCATCCTGGAAACGCATTGATTGTGTCCTGTATGTGCTGCTGATCACTTTCAGCAATGCCAAAGTCTCCGTCCACAAAAACAATATCATTGTTCCATACCGCTACATCATAGTTCTTCGCCATGACCTACACTCCGTGTGTGACCTGTGTGTTTTCTATCTGCTGTCTTTGCGTTGGTACCACCAGCTTTTCAGATAACATTGTCGTAGGCGCCCCTGATGACGCATGTACATGGGTGTTATACTTCAGCATCAGGTCGGCAAGGGCTTCCTCAATTGCATTTAGCCGCTCCACCAGCTTTTCCACCTGCACCAAACCACCAAATGCACCATCATTCAACGCGATTGTGCCATCCTTTCTCAACTGGAAGCCCGCCGCTCCTGAAATAACCTGCACTTCGTCCAGTTCGCTAAATAACAGTACGAAAGGTGCCACCCGCTTCGAGTAGCCTATCAATACCGTTGAACCTACTGCCGGTATCTTCAAAAAGCCATCATCCACTTCCGCCATCAGTCTTACTTCCGGAAAGTCGATCTCCGCATTCGTACCAATTGTTGTGCAGGAGCAGGTTCTTTGCTCCCTGCTTACCGACTGCACCTCCGCATACGAAATCTCAAAATCGTCCTTCAAGTGCCTGCCCGATAGTTGCAGTACTGCATCCCTAATACTCCTGCTGCTCACCTCACTGTATTTTATAATCCAGGTGAATGGTTTGTCTTAGGCCGCCGGTTCCTCCCTTGTAATCCACCTGCTTTACCTTGTACATCCCATTGCGGTCCGGGATCTCACGGTCCGTGATCCTGACGTTGTCGCCCATGCGGACAAGTGGCAGCCCGAAGGTTTCAAACCTGCCTTTCAACCCCGTGTAGTAATATTTCTGCAACTCCGCTTTTGCCAAATCTGCCAGTTGATCGGGCGTAGTGGCCCCGATGAAAAAGAACGTCCTGCGCTCACCTTCAAGGTTAGCAGGGAAATCTTTGCCCTTGTCCTTTACAAGCACTGTTGTTTTGCCACCTTTTAACGTAACCAGCACTTCGATCCGCTGCTTCTTTGTCTTGCGCCTGCCATCACGGGTTATTCTGCCCGTGTCTGTTTCAATTGTGTTGTGGGCAATCGCCGACAAGGTTATGTCATCCTTTCTCTGGTACTGCAATTCGTCGGAGATAATGTTCTGCTGGAACGCAAAGCTTTCCGTCCTTGCTTCCCGCTCTATGTAGATGATCGATCCTATCCGCAACTCCGATCCCCGGAAATATGCCTCCAACCTGTAATCCTTTCGCAACCGTTCCAGAACCTGCGCAACCGTCTCATTTTCCGTTCTAAAAGTGCCTATCGTTGTTTGCGTCAGGCAGTTCACTGAAAAGGGCGTTCCGGCGAGCATTTCCCTTAGAATGTCCTCCACAGTTGTAGTTGAGGGATAAACTTTGTTCTTCGCCGGCAGCTGCTTCAGTAACCACATGTTGTCCTCCGCTTCAATTTCAATGGGTAGCTTTGATCCGACCTGCGTAATGAAGCCCTCGAACAACCTGTTGACCTCTGTTATAAAATTCCCCTTGTTGTTCCTGTACTGGTAACCGGCCTCAATCCTTACGGTGTCACCCCTCATGAACAATGCATTATCACCGGCACCTATGTTCTTCCTTGCATCCCCAATGCTGACCAGCCGCCCGCTTTCACTCCGGACATACACTTTCTTTGGAATCCGGATCCTTGCCTTGTTGGTCAGATCCGTCCATCCGTCCTCGCACTCGAACTCCGTAACAAAATCAAACACCATCTTTTTCGATCTTCCCTGTGACCGCTGGCCGATCGTCACTCTTGAAACCACGTTAAACATTGGAAAGCTTCAGTTCAAAGGGTGTGTCAGATAATGCGTTGATCGTAAACCGCTGCATTGAATATTCACCTTCCTGCTGCCCGATCTCATAATCCTTTATCACTACCGTGTCAATGTCCAGGTTTTGCAGGTACCACGAAGAAACCACCACCGGCACCGGTGCATCCAGCAACTGCTTTAACCGCCTCACCTGCTCCCTCGGGTAAACACCATTGCGCCCCACGATGATACCATTGATCGTTACATCAAAATCACCCAACCCTATGTACTCCTTTACTGTTCCATTTCTGCCCTGTACCTGCGTGGTAATGATGCTTTTTGACTGCATCACCGTCACCAGCACCGTAGCAAGCGTTACCGGCTCAAACCGCTGCTCTCGTCCTGCACCATCCACCCATGCATTATTCGACAGGTTTACCCTGTCACCAAGTGTCAGGTCCGACATGACCGGTGTGCCCAACTCCGAATAGTACAGCGGCCGGTCCGGCAGGTAACCTTTGCGCGGCACCTTACCCTCAAATGCATTCCTCGGCTGCCGCACCACATCAACATGCTGCATGTTGAAGGCCTTCAATACCATATCCTCAAACATGGGTGTAGTCTTCTTCTTTTTCTCTTTCTTCTTCTTT